ACATCATGCCTATAATGGCTGGCAGGTCCAGCCGTTGGCCGAAAAGTCCCCATGACAGTAAGCTAATCAGGACAATACCGACTCCTGACCAGATAGCATAAGCAATCCCTGTAGGAATATAAGCCAGCGTCTGAGCTAATAACCAGAATGATGCACAATAACAAATAATTGTACCAACAGATGGCCATAACCGTGTAAAACCTTCTGAAAACTTCATTAAGGTTGTACCAACGACCTCTGCAAGTATGGCAGCACCAAGAGAAAGATAAGGGTTCATAGCATATTCTTTCCTGTTCAAACTGGAGAGAATTGTACTACAGTTTGAACTCAACTCACCTGTTTCATCATTGTGTACCCATTGATGTTCTTTTATATACCCTCAATACCCGTTTCATCGCGGCACTCTGGCGACACTCCTTAAAAATCAGATTCGTGCTCACCTTTCCTTCCCGTTCTTCTCTGGTAGCGAACCGGTAATACACCGTTCGCCAGACCTTACCATCAACGACCAGGATTCCTGCCCGCGCCATTTTAGCCGCAGCCTGATTTATGCTGGTTACGGTTGCGCCTGTTACCGCGGCAACGTCCTGCGCACAGAAGTTCTTATGAGTCCCCAGGTAATGAATAATTGCCTCTTTGCCCGTCATACCCTTGCTCCTTTCAGCCCAAACTTAGCTTTGATTTCTGCGATCTTCGCCAGAGTCTGTGCACGATTTAGAGGTCTACCGCCCATGACAGGAAGTTGTTTTACTGGTTCAGGTATAGCCTCACCACGGTTAATTCGTGCGGTCATACAGGACAGTTCATCGGCAGCCTTGCGCCGTAATTCCGCGTCAGTCAACGCATTGGCCCGCATGTTCTGATACAGGTTGGTAACCAGCCAGTAGTGCGCGTTTGATTTCCACGGATAAGACTCTGCATCCGGATACAGCCCGCGCTTCCGGCAATACTCGTAAACCATATCAACCAGCTCGCTGGCGTTTGGCAGCCCGGCGGTAACGGATGCTTCTTCCCGGCACCAGGCGACAAACTGCCCGGGTGATGGCAGGAATGGTCGATTCTGCCGACGGGCTACGCGCATTCCTGCGTTAACCTGTTCCATTGTGGTGATCCCGTTTTCCCGGAAAGCCAGAACCCACTGGCGGCGGATTTCGTTCAGTTCATTCTGGTCACGGTTAGCCAGGCTCGCCGGGAAAGTTGCCAGTAACTGGCTGAACACACCGTTGATGATCTGCGCTACCTGCTGTACCTGTGGCTTTTCGTCGTACTGTTCCGGCATGTTGTTGGCGATCCGACGCATCTGCTCACAGTCAAAGTTAACCATTTGTGCGGCGATGTTTTTCATAAATCCACCCCATAAATCCAGTCAGTGTTTGTCAGGTCCAGTTTTGATTTTCCGGCTGTCACTCCAGCCTGTTGCTTGTTACGGTTGATTTCGAGTTGGGTCCACTTGTCACGGAGTTTGGCCGGACTTAGCACGTTACCGGACCAGAAGTTGTCCTGGCATGCCCAGCGGAACAGCACGCACATGTCGCGGTGGTTACGTCCGTCACGTTCACGCATCAGGCGGATATCGTTAGCCCACCCTGCAAAATTCGGTTTTCTGGCTGATGGCGCGATGGTCTTCACCATGTCAAACATCCACTCTGCGGCGGTCAGGTCTTCTGCTGTCCCCCACTTGCTGCCGCTCTGAATCGCAGCATCCGGTTTCACCACAGGAAGGTCGTTTTCTGGCTGGTCAGAGTATTCGCCAGAATTCTCGGACGAATAAGGTTTTATATTGTCTTTTGTTAGTTTGTCTTTTGTGTTTACCTGATTCGGGTAAGTGCCTTTACCTGATTTGGGTAAACTTTTCTTACCTGATTCAGGTAAATTTACCTCTTTCAGGTAAACTTTATTTTTCTTACCTGATTCGGGTAATGTTGACCATTCACTGACCACATTATTAATGCCGATATTCCGCCCGCTCTGAATAAAAATCCCACGCTTTACCAGAACACTTTTTGCAGCAGAACACTTGTGCGGCAATATCCCGGTCAACTCGGAAAGTTGCTCGTTGCTCACCCAATCCAGTTTTTTATTAAAGCCATATGTTTTGCGCATGACAGCCAGGAAGACCAGAAGCTGGTGCTGTGTTAATCCGGCCAGCATCACAGCTTCCAGCAACTCATTTGCAATGCGCGTATAACCATCATCGAGATCTGCCACGCGCGGCTCCTTTTGTGCCGCATCCGGCACTGGAAAATTGAATATCTCAGCAGTGTTTGCCATAATTCCTCCCGCAATGAGTGTGTTACGATTTGCACCTGAAAGTCGGTTCTGTTCCAGCAGACCGGCTTTCGCCATTTCTGAACCTGTCATATCGCCCCCAGCATGGTAGTAACCATCGCCATCAATGGACCAGCCAGATCTGGGTCCACACGAAACATCGACACAATACCTTCACTAATTTCCTTCAGTTTCTGGTGGCGTGGTGCGTTGAGAATGACAGCCTGTTTTGCCTCACTGAGTTCCTTTTCCATTTCAGCCAACCTAGCCATGAAGCTATCCTGCTCAACCAGGTAACCGCGATATTCCAGCGGTAGTACCGCCAGAATTGCCGGGGTCAGTTCACGCACGTTATTTCGGTATTTTTCAGAATCGAATTTGTTATCGAGGAAGCGGAACAGCTTCTGGCGTGCACGGCTGACATCATCAGGGAAATCGATGGTGCCGCCGCCCTGCTCCCGATACTCATTCACAATGAGTGTGGCAACGACATCCTGATTATCTTCAGCCGACCAAGCGCGGACGGCATCACGGATTTTTTCGTGGCCTGGCACCTGTTTTGTTTGAGAACGATTTATCACCGCAGTCGGGCTAAATCCGCTAGTCTGTTGGTATGTAAGTGGTTGCATAATTGACTCCTTTAGTTTGAATTGACTGTTAAGTTGATTGCTTATTGTTAAAGAGCGTGAAATGGAAATTTAAGCTGCGTTCTTTTCGGTGTGTGGAAACAACTTCGGAAGATCCGGGCGAATCTGGTATGCCTTCACTACTCCACCAGTAGCCGTAACAATGCTGCCGACATGTTCAGGGGATACCTTTGCTTTGTTGTGAAGCCACTTATAGACGGCCTGCTGTGAAACTTCGCAAGCAGCGCCCAGTTTCTTTTGTGAACCAACGATATTGATCGCTGTTTTGATAGCTGGGTTCATAACAACCTCCGTGGTTAATTTGAATCAAGATTAAAACTATGGTTGTTTTTAGTCAACAACCATTTTCGTTTGATGAAATAAAACCTTGGTTGTACATTTGGACTATGAAAACAACACTCTCAGAAAGACTTAAAGAAGCCAGATTAGCGCGAGGCCTTACACAAAAGGCGCTTGGGGATTTGGTCGGGGTTAGCCAAGCTGCTATTCAGAAAATCGAAACAGGGAAAGCTAATCAAACAACTAAAATCGTGGAGATCGCGAACGCTTTGGGTGTGCGCGCAGAATGGTTATCTTCTGGCGTTGGAAATATGTCAGACAGTACAGTGCAACCAATACAATCAACTGTCAGCCATTCCAAATACTTCAAGATTGACGTTCTTGATATAGAAGTCAGTGCTGGGCCGGGAGTCATCAACCGTGAGTTTGTAGAAGTTCTACGCTCGGTTGAGTACTCGTTTGACGATGCTCGTCATATGTTCGATGGTAGGAAGGCGGAAAATATCCGCATCATTAACGTGCGTGGTGACAGCATGTCAGGAACGATCGAACCAGGTGATCTGCTGTTCGTTGATATCACAGTTAAATCTTTCGACGGTGATGGTATCTATGCGTTTCTGTACGACGACACAGCCCATGTAAAGCGCCTGCAAATGATGAAGGATAAGCTGCTGGTCATCTCTGATAACAAAAGCTACTCACCGTGGGACCCGATCGAGAAAGACGAGATGAACCGGGTGTTCATCTTCGGTAAGGTTATTGGGAGCATGCCGCAGACATATAGGAAGCATGGGTAGTACCAATTAAAAATTATCAACTGGGCATTGTGCTCATTCAGTAAAGAACTAATTCCTATCTTTGCTCTAGGTAGTAATATTAAGCCACCGCAATAATATCTTTACCTAACGGCGTAAGAATCCCGGTCACCGTGCCGGGTTTTCTTTTGCCCTCCCCTCATCACACACACCGTTAAAAAAACCACCATAACCTCGCTTCAGTTATCGCTATGCGATTCAAGTCACAAAATAAATCCATCCTAAATACAACCAGTTATATCTAAAACAACCAATAAAACAACTTTTGTTGTTGACGGTAAAACAACTATAGTTTTAAATAAGTTCATCGCAACAACACAACGATACGGCAACCACCTGATTCACCGTTGCGATGACCGCTTAGATCCGCAGTTTGAATTTCAGCAGGCTTCGGGGAGTGCGAGGGGTGAAACGGACGCGTGAACGTCGGTGTGACCAGCTGAAATCAACTCAACATTTCATACCTTAGTCGCTTCAACGAGGCGGCTTAGTTATGACAACCGGCGGCCATCCACCGCCTGAATACGCGCAGAAGTCTCTATATGTTCAGCAGCCCAGCTTACGGGCAGGAGTTTTTATGGTTCATCAACATTACGGAACGCAGACCGTTAATCGCGGCGCGGTCATGCCAGGAATGCTGGTCAAACACAAAGATGGTACCTGGACTGCATCAGCTAATTTACGCGGACGGCTTTATCTGCATCGCGGCATCGAGCGCACTTATACCCGTGATTTGCTCGTGGAAGTTTTTCTCGACGGACGCGGTAACGGCCTGAATCGCTAATCCCCTTTCCTGTTTTCCTAATCAGCCTGGCATTTCGCGGGCGATATTTTCACAGCCATTTTCAGGAGTTCAGCCATGAACGCTTATTACATTCAGGATCGTCTTGAGGCTCAGAGCTGGGCGCGTTACTACCAGCAGATCGCCCGTGAAGAGAAAGAGGCAGAACTGGCAGACGACATTGAAAAAGGCCTGCCCCAGCACCTGTTTGAATCGCTATGCATCGATCATTTGCAACGCCACGGGGCCAGCAAAAAAGCCATTACCCGTGCGTTTGATGACGATGTTGAGTTTCAGGAGCGCATGGCAGAACACATCCGGTACATGGTTGAAACCATTGCTCACCACCAGGTTGATATTGATTCAGAGGTATAAAACGGATGAGTACAGCACTCGCAACGCTGGCAGGGAAGCTGGCTGAACGTGTCGGCATGGATTCTGTCGACCCACAGGAACTGATCACCACTCTTCGCCAGACGGCATTTAAAGGTGATGCCAGCGATGCGCAGTTCATCGCATTACTGATCGTTGCCAACCAGTACGGCCTTAATCCATGGACGAAAGAAATTTACGCCTTTCCTGATAAGCAGAATGGCATCGTTCCGGTGGTGGGCGTTGATGGCTGGTCCCGCATCATCAATGAAAACCAGCAGTTTGATGGCATGGACTTTGAGCAGGACAACGAATCCTGTACATGCCGGATTTACCGCAAGGACCGCAATCATCCGATCTGCGTTACCGAGTGGATGGATGAATGCCGCCGCGAACCATTCAAAACCCGCGAAGGCAGAGAAATTACGGGGCCGTGGCAGTCGCATCCCAAACGGATGTTACGGCATAAAGCCATGATTCAGTGTGCCCGTCTGGCCTTCGGATTTGCTGGTATCTATGACAAGGATGAAGCCGAGCGCATTGTCGAAAATACCGCATACACTGCAGAACGTCAGCCGGAACGCGACATCACTCCGGTTAACGATGAAACCATGCAGGAGATTAACACTCTGCTGATTGCCCTGGATAAAACATGGGATGACGACTTATTGCCGCTCTGTTCCCAGATATTTCGCCGCGACATTCGCGCATCGTCAGAACTGACACAGGCCGAAGCAGTGAAAGCTCTTGGATTCCTGAAACAGAAAGCCTCTGAGCAGAAGGTGGCTGCATGACACCGGACATTATCCTGCAGCGTACCGGGATCGACGTGAGAGCTGTCGAACAGGGAGATGATGCGTGGAACAAATTACGACTCGGCGTCATCACGGCTTCAGAAGTTCACAATGTGATAGCAAAACCCCGCTCCGGAAAAAAGTGGCCTGACATGAAAATGTCCTACTTTCACACCCTGCTGGCTGAGATTTGCACCGGTGTGGCTCCGGAAGTTAACGCTAAGGCGCTGGCCTGGGGAAAACAGTACGAGAATGACGCCAGAGCCCTGTTTGAGTTTACTTCCGGCGTGAATGTTACTGAATCCCCGATCATCTATCGCGACGAAAGTATGCGCACCGCCTGCTCTCCCGATGGTTTATGCAGTGACGGCAACGGCCTTGAACTGAAATGCCCGTTTACCTCCCGGGATTTCATGAAATTCCGGCTCGGTGGTTTCGAGGCAATAAAATCGGCTTACATGGCCCAGGTGCAGTACAGCATGTGGGTGACGCGAAAAGATGCCTGGTACTTTGCCAACTATGACCCGCGTATGAAGCGTGAAGGCCTGCATTATGTCGTGATTGAGCGGAATGAAAAGTATATAGCGAGTTTTGACGAGATGGTGCCGGAGTTCATCGAAAAAATGGACGAGGCACTGGCTGAAATTGGTTTTGTATTTGGGGAGCAATGGCGATGAAACATCCTCACGATAATATCCGCGTAGGCACGATCACTTTCGTCTACTCCGTTACGAAGCGAGGCTGGGTATTTCCCGGCCTTTCTGTTATCCGAAATCCCCTGAAAGCACAGCGGCTGGCTGAGGAGATAAATAATAAACGGGGAGCTGTATGCACAAAGCATCTCCCGTTGAGTTAAGAACGAGTATCGAGATGGCACATAGCCTCGCTCAAATTGGAGTCAGGTTTGTGCCAATACCAGTAGAAACAGACGGTAATGACTCCAACTTATTGATAGTGTTTTATGT